TTCCAAGGTCCCCAAGGTGTCGAAGGTCCCCAAGGTGTCGAAGGCCCTCAAGGTGTCGAAGGTCCCCAAGGTATCGAAGGTCCCCAAGGTATCGAAGGTCCCCAAGGTGAGACAGGACCTATTGGTCCCGAGGGTCCCCAAGGTGAGCTAGGACCTATTGGTCCAGTAGGTCCTCAAGGTGACACCGGACCGCAGGGTATCCAAGGGCCAACGGGTGACACCGGCCCCGCTGGATCAGACGCGACGGTGAACGCCACCAATGTCGCGGCAGCGGGCGGGGTTCTCAGCGACCCGACTGGCGTAACTGGTGCAGACGCAGTGGCGAACATCCTGAGCATGACACAAGCAGAATACAACGCAATAAGCACACCAAACGCAGCGACAATTTACATAATTACGGACGCATAAAATGGCCCTAAAACTTGGCGCAAACTCAATCAACAAACTATATCTTGGCAGCACGGCAATCAACAAGGCTTACCTTGGCGCGACCGTTTTGTTTTCAGGCGGCGGCGCAGTCCCCTTCTCCCCCGCGTCCCTCTATACATCAAACGATCAGGGCTTTGTCGTGGATGCCTACGCCACGTCGAGTCTTTGGCAAGATGACGCCGGGACAATTCCGGCGACGGCCCATGACGATCCCGTGGCTCTTTGGAAGGACCACAGCGGAAGCACGAACGGGGTGGATCACAGCACGGCGAGTACCGCCGACCGTCCGAAGTTGCAGATTGTGGGTAACCGTCGAACGATACTTTCGGACGGTATCAATGATAAACTGACGAGCGTGACCCGAGACTTCACAGGCAAGGGTGTTTTCACCGCATGTTTTGCAATCAGGTCGCTGGACACAAACGGAAACATCAACCCTGTCTGGACTGCCCATGATCTTAATGACGGACTAAGGATTATCCATGCGCCGCGCACTTCGAGTCTCCCTGTCCGGTTCACGATTGACAACAACGGGACAGATGTTCTCGATGCACCCAGTCCGACATATGATCCGCCGCTTGACATGGTGATCATCGTAGAGGGCGACATACCGAGCGGCACTCTTAAACTCTGGATCGACGGAACTCTGGTTGCCTCGGAAACAGGTGTCAGTTTCTATCCGGACTGGCAAACAGGAGTTAGCCGATTGTTTGGCAGAGAAGGTGATTTTGCCAAGGTAGAAATAGCGCGAGGAATGGAGATCAGTCGCGGCCTGACAGCGTCTGAATTTACAGACCTCTTAAACTGGGGACAGGCAGGTCTCGACGGTACCGACGTGACCGACGTGTTCACCCCCGCGTCCCTATTCGCAGGCGGCACGGAAGGTGCATGGTATGACCCGTCTGACCTATCCACGCTATTCCAAGACAGCGCAGGCACCACGCCCGTCACAACGGCGGGACAACCTGTTGGGCTGATGCTGGACAAGTCGGGCAGAGCCAACCACGCGGTGCAAGCCACGGCGGCGGCGCGTCCGACATACCAGACTGACGGCGTGCTGCATTGGCTTGAGTTTGACGGCGTAGACGATACGATGGCCGCAGCGTCAGGCGTATATTTCGGAGAAGCCAGCACTACAGTCGTCGCAGTTACGCCGCAAGATGGAGCTGCGAATAATAGAACATTTTCTAGGGGTGGCGTTGATGCGGCTGTGTATGTATCCTTTGGCACTGATAAATTTGAAGGTGCTTTAGGCGGTTACGTCGAAGGAACAACCTTTCAAGTTTTTACTGTTGCATCTAGCGGTGCGAATGTTTTCGCATGGCTCAGGTCAAAGCCAGATAACACCGCAGCTTTCAGAAAAAACGGCAGCTTGTTAAATACAACAACGCACAACGGAGAAAACACCGATGACTCAGGGCTGATGATAGCCGGTTCCGGAACAAAGAGAACGCAATTGCTATTCTTTGGTGTTGTCCACATCGAAAGAGTGATGACATCATCCGAAATAGACATGGTTGAGGCGTTCCTTGCTGAAAAGTCAGGGGTGACACTATTAGAATAACAATCGCTTGCCCCGCCACTCTCCGTAGTGATGCAAACCAACTAGCCATGGTGTTGGGCTACCGTCCCGACGATGCAGAAACCTACGTGGCGCTGAACTGGCAGGACGCGGGGGGCGAATCTCTACGCCTGCGCAAGCTTGACCGTGTCCGACGCATTCACAACGGCGGCACAGAGCGGCCTACAGCGCCCCTCATGGGACACTGACAGCCACGTCAACATGGCAGGGGCCAATCGCGCACAAGCGGCGCTGGTGTTCAGCCTGACGCCTGTGACGGCCATGCCCGACAAGTTGACGGCCTGTGTGGGTGACGACGCGCTGGCAACGCTCGCCGCGATGGGGCTGACGCATGTGGTGGTGGATGTATGACAACCCGCGACACCCGCAAAGCGTTCTTAAAATTGCTGGATGACACCTGGCCCGGCGTCCGGTCGGAGTTTGTCGCAGCCATGCGACAGGCGCGGGCTGGCGTTGATATGAAGGCACTTGAGGCGGCGATTGGGCGCGGTGATGTTGACGCTGCGTTTCGGGCGCTGAGGTTCGATGCGGCCGATTTGTTCAAAACAGATACGGCAATCACTGCGGCCATGACCGCGGGCGGCACTTACCAGATGGGCGCGTTCCAACACGCCACCCGTCGCGCGCCAATTGCCAGCCGCGTTGTCCAGTCATTCGGGGGCCGGAATGAGCGGGCCGAGCGGATTGCGCTGGAACTTGGATCGAAGCTGGTGACTGAGGTGGTGGACGACACGCGCGTGATGATTGCCCAGACGATCCGGGGCGGGCTTGAGGCTGGTGACGGGCCGCTGCGCACCGCTCTGGACATTGGCGGGCGCGTGGTCAACGGCAAGCGACAAGGCGGTCTGGTGGGGCTGCACAGCACGCAGGCGGAGTATGTCCAATCAATGCGGGCCGCGCTGTCGCCCACAAACGGTGTTGGGGTTCGCCGGATCGTGACGGACCCGCTCACAGGAAAGCAGCGCGCGATCAAAGACTACTGGATTGGCCAGGATGGCAAGCTGAAAAGCACATTTACTGCGCGCAACAAGCAATCCGACGCTGCCATTTTCCGCGCCATTCGTGACGGCACAACTTTGCCACAATCCGCGATTGATAGGGCCGCGCAGGGATACTCAAACAACCTGTTGCGGCAACGCGGCGAAACAATCGCCCGCACCGAAACGCTCAAGGCATTGAACGCCGGGCGGCAAGAGGCGCTGGACCAACTGATCGAAAACCCGAACAACGATGTGCGGGCTGAGGATGTCGTGAGGGCGTGGGATTCCACGGGCGACGGCAAGACGCGCGAAACACACGCAACGGCAGACGGGCAGGTAGCGGCGCAGGGCGTGCCGTTCACGGTTGGCGGTTTTCAAATGATGTATCCCGGCGACACGAGCCTCGGGGCACCTGCTGGGGAAACCGTAAATTGTCGATGCTATTCTGACGTAAGAATTGACTTCTTCGCGAGGTTGACCTGATGGCCCGATACACTTTTGCCACGCTGGACCAGTGGACCAAAAAGACCGAGCGCCGAATTGACGCCGTGCTGAAGGACGCAACGCAATCCGTCGTGGCCGTGGCGCAAGTTTCACGGGACAAGGGTGGCCGAATGCCTGTCATCACAAACACTCTGAGGGGCAGCCTTCAATCGTCAATCGCTGGCGGGGCGTTCGCTGAGGGCGAGGCGTCGCACATTCTGGTTGCTCCACAAATGAAAGGCGGCGACGTGGCAACATTTACTTGGACGGCAGAATATGCGGCGGCAGTCAACAATGGCAACCGAGGCCGCCCCGGCGCGCACTTTGTCGAGGGCGCCGTCGATCAATGGACCGCTATCGTGCGGGCGTCCACGGCGAAAGCAAAGGCGCGGGTCAGATGAACCACAAAGACATTAAAACAGCCCTGCGCACGCGCCTTGCCGCCACGCCGTCCGCCCCGCCGATTGTATGGGGTGAAAACGCGCCGGGTGTTTATGATACGCCGTCGCTGCAATACGTCACGCCGGATCCGCCTTATTGGTTGGCGTATTTTACCACCACGCCGCCTGAGCGTTTCGGCCTGTCCAAATCAAGCCGGATGGTCGTTCGGCTGTTTGTGGCGGTCTTTGTGCAAGAGGGCACGTTCGAGGATGAAGCCGACGACCAAGCGCAGCGCATCATTGACCAATTCCCCATTGACCTGATACTATCCGCCGGAGACGGTCAAATTCAGGTGACAGATATGGGCGACCCACAGCCGGGCGCAATCGACGGCGCATACTTTCGCAAGAATGTGTCGATCCGTTGCCGCGCAATCTTTCAAAGGACACCTTAAATATGGACAAGAA